GTATAATCAATGAGCCCCATACTTTCCATATCATTCCTATAAGGATTCACAGCTCTATCATCAATATACATATCGGCAATAGGTTTCCCAAAAAGTAATTCATCATATGGTATATTAAATTTCTCTAGTGTATCAAATGTTTGTCTACCAATATCTCGGATTACGCTTCCTACATTATTTTTATGTGTTGCCATACGACGTGCAGTATGTATGATAATTGTATGTCCTTCATTATGAAGTCTTTGAACAAGGCTAATCATTGATTCGATTGGTTTTACCGTAGAATAATCATTAGGTACATCAGGATAGGTAACAAGTGTATTATCAAGATCAAAACAAATACGCATCTGAGGGCGTATAATAAGCCCAATAGATTGCCGAAGTTCTTTTAAACTTCCAATGTGGCAAATAGTATCTGGAAACTGAATTCCAGTAATTAGTTCGCCATTATTTATTATATCTTCAAATAGTGATGAAAAATAGAGCTCTGAATCATTTATAATACTAAGACGATGAGAAGCAAGTTCACGGAATTGAGAAAGTGATTTAAATCCATATACTCCGCAAATAAAGTGATTTGAAATACGTTTTTTCTCCTTTACCATGGTGATTTTCTCTTCATTGAGTTGTACAAAACTAAATGCTTCAGAATTAGTATTATCAGTAGAATACCCCAAAAATGCTGAACCATTGTATTCAAAAAACTTATTAGGGAACTCAAAGAGTACATCGTTATCAAGAAACACAATGGGTTCATTATCATCTACAAGGTCACGTAGACCGCACCATGCCGATTCTACTGGACCACGGGTAAAATATGATAAATTTAAAAATATACATGTGCGGGTTTTGAACTGATTTTTAACAATCTGTTCAAAATTAAACCGGTGTAGATGTGGGGATATTATAAAGTAAATTGTGGTGATTTCGGGTGGTAAGTTTTGTAGTGTGTAAGAAATTGCTGGTTTTCCATATATCATATTAATAGGTTTTGGAAACGAATAGTCTTCTAACCGGCTCCCAATCCCACCACATAATATAAAGACTTTCATATCTTTCTTTTTATAAAGTATATAATCTTTAAGTTTAAACGTAAAATTTTTTACGATTTAAACAATTATTTGTTTCTTATATTATTTAGAATGAAATCAGCATTAGTGTCACTTGCTATCGGCGATAAATATCTAATAGAATACAGTCGTAATTTTCGTCCTAGTCACGAAGTGTACGCTAAGAAATGTGGTTATGATTTTAAGCTTGTTACGGATTACTTGGATCAGTCGTTTCGTGTAAAGGATGCCATCACCTTTAATAAGCTGTTAGCGTGTAGTCAGCCTTGGAGTAAGGAGTACGATTATATTATCGTTGTGGATGCTGATATTCTTATTAATCCTAACTCTCCTCCGATACATTTAGCGTACTCTTATGGCGATAAGATTGGTATGGTGGACGAATTCTCACAGCCTACAACGGCTATGCATATTGAGATACAGAAAATCAATAGTTTTGAAGAGACTGCTACAGAATATTATCAGTTACATGCACAGAAGCGCCTTGTAACGGATTCGGTACTAAATACAGGTTTAATGGTATTACAACCATCAAAGCATAGATGTCTTTTAGAAGATATTTATAATAAGTATGTTAGACTCTCCGTCGGCAATAAGAGCGGATACCATTTTGAACAAGCATCGGTAGGATATGAGATTCAGACCACAGATGCTTATTTAATTATGGATAATAAATGGAATGCTATATGGTGCCAACAGAGTATTATTGGGAACATATCACTAGAAGCGTATGTGAATAATAATTACTTTACACACTTTGTGGGCGGTATGTTCCACGAGTATGTTCCGCATTTAAGATTTACTGTATAAGAGGCTTTTTTGCTAGAATCCAGCACTGGCAAACATTGCGTTCCTCGTTTGTTATTGACCCTCTTTCTCCTAAAAGTGCCTTGCGATCTGGCCATCCATGAGTTTCAAATAGTTTTTTGATATATTCAAGGTTTCCCCATTGTCCGATTTCTATGACTTCAAACTTGGCGCTCATAAATAGAAGTGTTAGACCCATTGGATTATAACCATTAAAATGTATAGGTGTGGAGTGAGGTATATTTATAGTAGGCACCGATGTAAATACATAACCTCCTGGTTTTAATGAATTATAAATATTTTTTACAGCAAGAAATGGGTTATGTAAATGCTCAATAGTTTGGTTAAAAATAAAAAAATCGTATTGGTCTATATGATTAAAGGTATGTAAATCATATGGAGGGTAAAATAGTTCTGTACACTTTGTATACTTTACAAATTCTAGTTCTGGATCACCTCTTGCTGTGATTGCCAAGTGTTCTACATGTTCTAAGTTATATTTTTTAATCCACTCTTGAAAATCAAGCACACAGTGTGTACGTGGATAATCCATACCGTCCCAACTATATTTCATTATACTTAATGGGCATTTTTCTGGAAGTATTTCGTGCTTAATGAAATAATCATATGGTAGTTTTACCTTTTTATAATATATCTCATTTAGCTGTTCCTCCGTGAAGTTCATTATATAATAATATTATTGTTTTAACGGTTTAAGCCATTATCTATCTATTAGTTATTCATATACATAATTGAAAAATAGGATATAAAGAATATGCCATAAATAAATATAGCTGTTTAATATAATATGGCAAATGAGCGATTTGCGTGTATATTATGTAACGGATCATTGAGGGATTTTTTCTGCCGCAAACAATACCCAATAACTTGTTCACCACCAACAAATACTCAGCCATTTACAGAAGACATATTTGCCGATCAAAACTTTAGTGTATGTAATATATGCTCATGTGTACAATTAAAGAATTTAATTAATCCATCTTTGTTATACAGTACTGCTCATAATAATACATTTAATACTCCAACATGGCTTGAACATCATAATAAATTTTTGAATTTTATTTTTAATAAAGTATCGCATACATCTATTACTGAAATAGGGGGATCTGGAAAATTATTTGAATTATTAAATCGCTCGGACATAAATTATACATGTCTTGATATAAGCGCACCAACCGTAAAAGTATATGGTGTTAATTATATTGTAGGAAATTGTGAAACATATAATTATTCAGGATTAGAAACTATTGTGATGTCTCATGTATTTGAACATCTGTATAATCCACATGTATTTTTAAATACTATATTACAAGGAGGAGTAAAACATGTATATATTTCAATACCAAATATGAAAGCTCTTATTGATTCAAATACTGTAAATATAATAAATAATGAACATACGTTTTATATAGATAAGGAGTCTATAATCTGGCTCTTTAATCAGCACGGTTATAGCCCTGTAGACATTTTTGAATACAAAACGCATTCTTTATTTATATACTTTTCTAAAATAGAGACTACAATAATTAATAAATTGCCATTATCACGCCGCCTATATGTAGAAAATTCATTATATAATTTATTTTTAAAAGAGACATCTAGGCTTTCAAATATTATAATTAAACCTAATTCATTTATAGCGCCTGCTGGTATTTATGGACAATTTGTTATATATTGCTGTAAACCAAAAAATATATTAGGATTTTTAGATAATGATCTATCAAAACAAGGTCATAGAGTATACGGAACTTCTTACTTTATATATGAATTTGATGAATTAGCAAAGTATTCCAATATAACTATATATCTTTGGGACGGACAGTATACAGATGAACTTATAAAACAGATTAAAAGTTATCCAATAAACTCTGAAATTATTATTATATAATATCTAAGAGCTATATAAGTTTTTAAAAGATTTGTTGGTTTTGGTATAAAGACAATCTTACATAATATATCATGTCACAGATACAAACTTACATTGATCATGTAAATAACTCCTTAATAAATGCTCTTCAAAATAAATCTAATATTACTTCTGAGATTTTAGCAATTGATGGAATGAGTGGATCCAAAACACGACATTTTTATAATAATTTGCTGACTCTACCAGACTCTCGTTATCTGGAAATTGGAACTTACAAAGGTTCTACAGTGTCTTCTGCTATGTATAATAATAGTGCGAGTGTTGTCTGTATTGATAATTGGAGCGAGTTTGGCATAAATATTCAAGAATTTATGAAAAATTTTAATACATTCAAGGGTAAAAATAATGCCACGTTTATTGAAAAGGACTGCTGGACAGTTGATCCTACCACACTTATTAAGTTTAATATTTATATGTATGATGGCAATCATTCACAAGATAGTCATTACTTCGCAATTGCTCATTTTATGCCTTGCCTCGATGATTTATTTATTTATATTGTAGATGACTGGAACTGGAAGCATGTGCGTGATGGCACAATGAATGCGATTAGCGATCTAAACATTAAAATTCATCACAAAAAAGAAATTATTGTGCCAGAAGATCCGGCTATTTGGCCCGATCGCGATGGATGGTGGAATGGAATTGCGATATTTATCCTTGAGAAGCCACAAACTGCTTAAACCTTCATAAATTTAAGATCCCGTGGTTGCTGCATAGTCTTATATTTTTAAGAAACTAAATATTTGTTATTAGTAAATGACAAAACTAAGGGTAGCTTTATGTATGCGTGGTGGTATCGCATCGCACGAAGGACTTAATGGTAGTGAAAAAAATTATGTAGATTATAAGAAATGTTATAGATCAATTTTAAAATATATAATAGAACCTAATTCAGATAATTATGAGTTTGATTTTTTTTGCCATTGTTGGTCTACTGAATTAGAATCTGAAATAAACAATTTATATTCTCCAAAAATGAAATTATTTGAAGATAATAAAATATATTATAATGATATTAATAAAGTAGCTCAGAATGTATCACCATCGGTTGAAGCTAAAGATAAATATGAAAATTTTAGAGTAGCAAGTGCAGCATTAAGCATTAAAAAATCAATTGAACTTAAAGAACAATATGAAAGCGATAGTAATATAAAATATGATATAGTTATTTTATATAGATATGATGTATTATTATGGAAAAATATGAATTTACAAAATAATAACGATTTAGACAATAATATTTATGTAGATGGTCACTCTGAATCAAATGGCGAGTTTTATTGGATTATGAACAATATAATGGCAAATACATTTAAAAATTTATTCAATTCAGCAGAGTTAGGTAATAATCCACGTGCTCATTATTGGGTAAAAAATTATGTTATAAATTATATTAAAAAAAATATAGTTATGGATAATATTATTCCCGCAAGTCATATAGAAACATTTTCTAAAATAGGATTTGCTAATGTGCCATCCGACATATTTAATTCTATATAGATGTTGATGTGAATTTTTGTTACGGTATTTTTTGTACGCAGAATCTGCGCACAAAAAAGTTACACAAAAATGTGCGCGAATTCTGAAAAATAGAAAAAATACACAAAAAACATCACAAAGTGCCGTTTTTTTCGTGCCAAAAAGTGCGTCAGATTCATTAATCTATAGATTAATGAATGACACGTGATTTTTGACGTGAAAAAGCGCCGCGAGTTTCGCAAATATTCTTTGTTTTTTTGTAAACACAAAAAACTGCGCAAATTTTGTGTAACTTTTTTTGTGCGCTATTTCTTGTATTTAAAAAAATACAAGAAACTGCGCGAAAAACGAGTTATAGAATTTGTGCGCCATTTTTTGACGCACAAAAATTGAGGACAAAAGCATCAGTATAACAGTGATCATAATTTACTCTTAAAATGAATCGTGGTATTGACGCTTGTGTAAGCTTACGTAAGACATATAATGCCATTTTAGGTGCGCTAACAGCGTGGTCATGGATGGCAGGTATTGTTGCCGGTACGCCAGTTCTCTACTTTATCGGTTTCCTTATCTACAATTCGGTAAATCCTTCTCATATCGCATCAATGCTATCAACCTCTGGTTATTCGGTCTTTGGCGTTCTTCTCTTTGCCTGGCTAATTGCAGCGGTCTCTATTTGGAGGACTATGCCGAATCTGCTCACATTTACCATCTTTATCTATAATTGCCTCGGTCATTGGTCCTTAGTATCCTTTGTTATCCTTATCTTCTACGGTTTCCATAATCTGCCTGGTTCCTATATCCTATATCTGTGTACTATTCTACTACCATCTATTCTACTTCTGCTATTCAGCAGTGATCTGATGCGCGCTAAACGCTCGGCAATGTTTAAGGCACTGGAGCCACAAATCCCACCTGTAGTTGCTAGTGCTACCGCACCCTCTGAGGGTACCGTAGCATTTGGGGCGGAAAAGGTTTAAGTGTTCTTCTTTTTTGGTACAGAACGCTTTGCCGTTACTTTTAGCGTTGTCTGCTCTGGCTCTGGTTCTGGCTCTACCGGTGCCGTCTCTACCTCAGGACTCATTGTATCCTCATCGTTCACAACGGATGCCAGTGAATTTTTGAATGTAGACTGAACATTCACAATCGTTAGCATGAGCTCATCTAACGAGGTCTTAATATTACGCTCCGCCGCCTTTGCCTTATTCACCAACTCATTGATGATAGTCTCGTTATACACAAAATGCTGACGAATACTACGCAGTTTATCACTGAGTTTCTCATTTAGCACTTCAGGACTCTCTGCCGCCTTTTTGGTAAGCTCAATAAGCGTACGTAGTACCGGTTGTAGCGATTGTAGATATTGAATACGGTTCTCTTTCTTTTCAAAATAACCTAGATAGATTACCGGTCGTCCATCGTGAATACCGATATCAATATCACCAGGTCGCTGATGCTTCGGAATATGCGCACGGGCACTGATAAATATCATAGCATCGCACTCACTGTGACTTGTAAAATCACGGTGCGCCTTACGAAGATCCTCGGCGTCAATCTCCTTCTTATCCTTGTCTTCTACCATCACCTTGTATTCACCCCATTCAAAAATATGGTCACCAGACTCGTACTTTTTCTCCATCATATCAAACTTATCAGCGGTTCCAAAAGCATGTAAGACGCAGTGCTTAATCTTCTGCTCATAGACACCGCCTTTCTGCGATGAACTGGTATTGATGCCGTGTAGCAACTCAATTGTGCGATTCTTCTCTTCGAGCGCCTTATCAGAACGAGCCCGTTCAGCGTTGACAAGCTCCTCGGCACGTGTTTTTTCGGCAATAACCGCCGTCATCAACTGGTTCTGAAACTCCGCCGCCTTCTCTTCTGCCTTTTGAACATCCAGAAGCGCCTTACGTATACGCTCCTCTGCGTCTTCTTGTGCCTGTCTACGTGCCTGTGTCGTCGCATCTACAAGACGATTTTCCGCTTCTGTCCGTAGAGTCTTCGCAAGATTCGTATCGGCTTGGAGTTTTTCAATCTCCTTCTGAAATCGTAAAGTCTCTGCGTCTCGTTCCTTCTGTATACGTGCCAATTGCCCTTCATATTTTGCCGTAAGTTTTGTGGTCAGGGTAGCGTTTGTAGATTCAGCAATCGTTATATTTGCGCACTCCACCGCTGCCACACCAGCAAGTAGGACATTGACACACGTCTCAGCAGATGCGTCCACAAGAAGTGAGGGTTTGACAAAGTCAGCCGTGACCGGCAGATTGATAAACAATGATACCATTCTACTTGTGTGACTCTTATATTCATGTGGACGGGTTGGGCTTAAATAGACTCCGAGAAAAATTGAAACCTCTACCGCATTCAATAAGGTTTGTGCCCCATCACAATGTCTTTCCTTCCTCTTACTCGCATCTTCCATACTATCCGTTCTAATCCCTCCGTCCTACGCCAGGATATTCCCGCTATGGTAGCCAAGCTCCAATCACAGGCAAAGGCTGACTCACAGGGCACCGGCAATAAGGTGACGGCGCAGGAAGCGTCTTTTGCAGCGGTTCTGGAGTCCAATGGTATCCAGTTTCAGCCCAAGGACGCCGTCTTCCCAACTGCTCCTGGCTATTACTACTTCTATCAGGCAAACGGCTCACAGCAGTCTATTGACTTTCGCGTCTTTGAGTCCGACGGCAAGGCTGTCGTACGCAAAGTTGACCTGGACCTTAAACATACGTCAAGCGATGTCTTCTTCCTCAACGATGGCTGGTTCAGCCACGATGTTGTCTATGTTGTCACGTGGAACCGGCGTACGAGTCAGCCTCGTAAGCGCATTACGTCTGAAGTGGCGACATTTATCGCGCTCGGACAGAACATTCCGTCCGTTGCCGAACATGCTATGATGACAGAGCTCCTTACCATTAAGAAAAAGTACAACACGGAGTTCAAGGGCGTTGACAGCCTTTGTACTTACATCCGCTTCGCCAATCGCTACAAGTGCGACCGCTTCACACCTGAGTTCACCGAAGCGTGTTACGCCGACGTTGACAAGTATATTCAGTCCGTCCCCTCTTCCTCTTCGCTCTCTGCCTCATCTGATACTCCGTCTACTATCTGAGGGGTGGAC